CATAAGCCAGAAAGCATGTTCAGGCGTAAATCCTGCTTTTCTAGCTGCTTTGTAACATTCGTGCAAAGCCAAATAATGCTGATCGATTTTGCTTAATGGCTCAGGAGTTTGGCGAACGACTCGACGATTGATCTTTTTGCGTTTGATAGGTTTTCGTGTGTTCGCCATAAATAAAATTATCGCTTACTAATTAAGACAAACAGATCATCGACACGCTGTTCAAGTCTTGTAATTTGATCCTTAATCGAACTTCCAGAATTGGGTTTTAATTCTTGTAAGTAGGATTTAATAACCCAGCGCAGAGCCAGCAATAAACTTGTTGATACTCCGCATACGCCAACGGCTATACCAACCCATTCGTTGGCTGTCATTTCGCATTGATTCCATAATCAACTTCGCTCCCTGATTTTGGATCTAATGCTTTTGCCAATGGTGCAACCAATGCTCCAGCAAGGATTGCAAACTCTGGTCGGATGTCAGCAACAATTGCCAACAGGACAGTAATACCGGAAGCAGCCACAGCTCTTAAATATGACTTAATTGCTGCCTTGTGTTTGTTTGATAGTTTCATGCCTTGCCTCCTAGTAGTGGTATGTGAAAAAACTCAGAATTCTTATCTTGATCTTTCTTGAAACTTACATGGATGTGATGGTTGTGGGGATTGCCTTTATATTTACGCCAACGCCATCCAAGTAAAGGTGATGCAATTTGTGATTGGTGAATTACATAACTGATGCCACCCTTGGATTTCCCGTATGATCGAATCTGATCTGCCAAATATGCTGAAAGCCCTTTGTCGTCAGAAAGCCTAGCGTCAATATCAATTGCTCGCACGCATCCTGTTGCATCTGGGTTGTGATCGCTTTTTCGTGTGCTATGTCTAGCATCACCAATCCACCCATCAGATTTACGGCTACGCTCTGGGAAGGAATCATCGATCTGCTCACGCAGTTGAACAGCAGCTTTAGATAACCAAGGTTTCATTAGCCAAGGAGCAGTCTTACTTCATCCTCAGTAATGCCTAAACGCTCTAGCAATGCTGCTTTGGCTGTTGCATTTGCTTCAATTTGATTTGCTTCGTCAGCCTTGACTTGTTTAATAGCCTCATCAATTTCGGCTTGAGTAGGTGCTTCGCCTTCTAAGATATGCCAATCAATTGTCGAATAATCATTGTTTTGAAATGAAAACTCAGCAGTTGGTTGTAATTTTCTTATTGCTTTAAATAAATCATCATTCATTATGCACCTATTTCCATACAAATTATTGTTGACATTACTGATTCTGGTTGGAATTTAACACGCCTATCATTTGAAGTGCTGAAAACTTTTGCTCTTACTGTGTAAGTCAATTCCGATGTGCTTGAAGGACTATCTAAATAAGCAAAAGAAAAAGTTTTAATGTTGGTATTTAAAATTGGCGCACTCAAAGTTGTAACATTTGCATAACCAGTATTGTAACCATTTGCATCTTGTGAATAAACTGTTGTTGAGTCTCTGCGTAATTCTGCACTAAAACCAACATTTGCTGCTGTTCCATCCCATTGAACATTTGGAGTAACAATAACTAAAATTTTACTTGATGCTGAACTTGGTGTGATTGTTCTTGAAATTGTTGTAGCAGTCATTGTTGTTGATGCAATGTTAGTTTCTGTTGTTGTTGTTCCTTGAACTACCTGTAAAACTTTACCACCACCACCAGCAGGAGTTGCCCATTTGATTTTGCCATCAACAGATGTATCAACTGTCAGGACTTGAGCATTTGATCCAATTGCAAGTCTTTGTAATGTGTCAGCAGAATCTCCAACTAATAAATCACCTTCAGCATCAACTACTGTGTTTTGAGTATCTGCAACATATTTCAAACCAGTTGTTTCACCACTTGCTGCAACCAGTCTGTGATCGTTAGTTCCAGCAGATAATTTGTCAAAAGTGTCTGCACCAGTTCCGACAACCAAATCACCTTTTGCATCAAACTCTGTTGCAACTGTGTTTGTTAAAGTAACTGATCCGGATGAACCGCCACCACTTAATCCTGTTCCTGCAACAACTTCGGTTATATCACCAACATCATTTGTAACCCAAACAAAATCCATGTCCGCATTTGAATTCTTTGACAATATCTGACCAGTCGTGCCACCTTCAAGATCTTGCATAGAAGTATCAATTGCTTGACCAAGTGTGCGGATAGCAGCTGCGCCATCCTTAACCAGATCGGTGTCGTCCGGTGTTTCCCATCCAAAATAAGTTGTGTTTGCCATATTAGGCTACTGCTCCAATCGCATTTTCCCATGTTAGTGTACCACTTAGAGTGTTCCAAGCCTCTGAGGCTGATACTTGTTCCCATTGAACTGCAACTTGGGAGAACTCGATCGGGCTCAGATTTATGGTTAAAAATAATTCGTTGAATCTAGTGCTCCAACGCCAGCCTTCAACATAACCCTCAAACTGTTGAGTTGGGGCTATTTGAACAGGCAAGTCTGTTATTCGCATAGGCTGACCCACAAAGATCCCAAGCAAGGCATCTCGGTCTGCATCATCAATGGCTGAGTTGGTCAATGGAAATGTAATGCTGTCAAACAAGGCTCTTGGATAGGATCTTAAAGATATAAACCGATTAGCGACAGACTGAGCGTCGGTGGCATCATGCAAGACTGTATTAATGGTTTCGCCTCGGTAACCAAATACCTCAATACTGTCCAAATCAATTGCACTTACCTGTGAACCAAAGTTGTTGCCATAATTTAGGAATACATCGTTGCGGACATCTGCGCCCCTAGTCAAAACCTTTAATCCTGCTCCAAAAGCTGTGTTTGCTGAAATCTCTGTATAGCCATTATTGGCAAGATAATTCTGTCTGTGTAAAGCATCTGCATATCCAATGCGACCTTCGTTATCCTCATACAAAACACCAAATGCGCTGTCAGCAATAAGGCTTGCAATGTTATAGACAGTATCTGGATTCGCCCCTCGATTTGTAATTTCATAAACTCCTGGTCGATCGATCTCGCCAAGTCCTAAGTTTTCAGCGTTTGCCCAAGTGACTGTTGGATCATAACCTGACCAAGTTTCAGCTGCTGGCACTTCATTCCAATTGTTCAAGAATAGATCAGCAAGCAATTCAAACATCTGGTCGCCATCATCATCTCTAGCCAATGTGCCGTCATAAATAACCTTTGGCAATTTAGCCAATGAACCTAATGCGAGAATTGTGTAAGTAAAGGTTTCTGCAACGCTACTAGCTGATGCAACCTCGGTGGTAATGTCTGTAATGTTGCCACCAAATAAAGTCCTAAAAACATTGGTGCTATCTTTGACCTGTAAGGCTATTCCGTCATTGACTTGGAAATCATAGTTTTCATTATTCAAAGCCACTAATGCAATCTGAATATAAGATGGAGTTGGTTGTGCGTAAATATCCTCACGCCCTGCTTGATGGGCTATATCAGAGATAGCGACATCGGTGTATTCCACACCATTGATGCTTAATTTATACTCAGGCGTAAAGACTGACATTATCTCGCTCTAGTGATGCCGCTGTTATACAGCTGTGGAACTGATCTTGATGAACTCTGATTAATGACCTTAGCAACTGCTCTAGCAGCACCTTCGGAATCTACCGCTTGAACTGTGATGTTATTTACTGTTGTGCCAGCCCTTGCAGCTCCTGATGCTAATTGAGCAGCTGTGGCAGTTTGAGCAGCAGCGGTTGCACCTGATGATGCAGCAGTTGATACCCCAGCACTTGCACCTATTGGACTAATGTTTGGCAAAACAGGAATTGCATTGTAAGCACTAATCAATCTATTAATTCCTGAAATAGCGTTATCAACAGCTGTTTGAATTGCAGATATAACTTTGCCAATAATATCAACAATTCCACCTGCAATAACTCCAATAGTCTTTAAGGCTGCTCCTAAGCCAGTAACTAAAACAGGAATGATGACATCAGTTATGAATCGACCAAATGCATCAAATGCTTCTTGGTTGTCTTTAATGGCTTGCTTAATTGGATCAAAGTATGCAGCAAACTCTTGCAATCTAGGGACTACCTGATTAACAATAAGATCAACAAATTTTTCAACAAATGGAAGTAATCGATAACCAATTTCCTCTTGCGCTTCGGCAAAAGCTTGCTTTAATCGATCAATTCTGCCTTGAAATGTTTCGGCATTAGCTGCTGCTGCGCCACCATAAAGATTGGTTAATGCCTTGGTGGTTTCTGTAAAATCCATTGCTTTAGCATCGGCTTGAGTTATACCAATGCCAAGTCTTACTAATCTTGTATCTTGTCCTTCATAGGCTTTTGATAATGCCTCGACAACTGTGCCAAGTTCCTTACCAGTTCCCTTTGATATATCAATTGCTAAATTTAATAAATCCTGTGATCTGGTGACATCTTTGGTTGAAACGGATAATCTTTGGAATGAAGCTCTCAACTCATTGTCGGTAATGCCGGTGGCTAACTGGGTTTTTCGAATGTAATCCTCTGTTGCTGTTATTTGGGCATTAGTAGCCCCTGTGGCGGTCTTTAGGGCAGCAGCCAACCTTAACTGTGCCTGTTCATCCTCTATGGCTGATTTGACCCCATCAACGGCTAATTTGCCAGCATACGCAACGGCAGCAGCAGCAGCCACAGCAAATGCAGCAGCGACCTTTTTACCAAACTCTCCAACCTTTTGACCAAAGCCTTGAATTTCATTATCTGCTTTTGCTAAACCTTTTTGAAGGTTGTCAATATCTGCAACAATTGAAAGCGTTAAAGCTCTATTACTATTCGCTGCCACTTGACCACTCCTTTACAATGTCGCTTATAATTCCTTCAAACTCTCTAATAATTTCTGGTTGAGATGCTCTAATTGCAGGATAAATAAACCAACCTCTTGAACCCGGCCCTTTAGGCATAGGCCCTGACCATCTTGGAAATTGTGGGTAAGTGCTAGATCCAAATTCTGCGCCAGCACCGATACCTTTACGATTGCCTTTTGCATCGTTTCGATTATTAAATTGAGTTGTTGCACCGCCTGAAAATCTTTGTGAAGCAAAACCAAATTTTAATTCACCTTGCAATGATGACTTTTTAATCTGTCCACCATCGGCAACTCTTTGCGCTACTTTACC